AATTGTGTGTTATACGTGCAACTTGTCCATGTACTTTGTGATGTACAAAACCTTCAACTGCTTTTGGGGCGTGTTGGTAGCCGTTTCTATGATGCCATGAATCCGTACCGCTTGGGCTTCGTAATGCTTCAAACGTAACTCCGATGTAATCCTTTGCAACTTTGTGATGTAAATGATGCGAATAAATATACCGTCTTTCAGTAGTCGACCACATCAAAGGGAATTCAGTCGCTAATAAGATTGGAAGGTTATCCGTCTTTGCACCGTCTCCGTGTGTTGTACCAATTAGGTTATTATAATACTTGTATGCTTTGCGATGTCTTAAATTAACATCAAAAGAAATATGTTTACAATTAGTGAAGTACGCCTCGATTAATTGCATAAGGAAAAAACCGTGTGTAAAGTCATGATTGCTCGGATTGTACATTACCCGAACTTCAGCGATTGACATTAAGCTCTCTAATAACTCGATGTAAAGTTGTTTCGCTTTTAAGAAGTTTTCGTACCACATTCCATCCGTGTCTTGTGGTGTTCCGCCCGTTGTTGTGGATCTAGTGTTGTCTGTGTGTAGTATATCGTTACCAGCTACAAAAAGAATCATATCAATCTCAAATCCTTTTGATTTGTCTAAGATTCCTTGCATACCTTCTTTGGCTCTTTGTACTGCTATCTCCTGATTGTAATCTTCTCCTGTTTCAAAAACAGAACTTAGCTTTCCAATATGTAAATCAGCAATATCAATGACTAATAAATGACCATCTTCACATTTGTTACGTTTAATCTCGGGGTATTTAGGTGCTGAATCCTGCACGATTTCAATTATCCCATTCTTCAACAACTCAAAATCTTTATGCTCTTTGTTTTTGAAATCAGGATTAGCAAAGAATAAACTAGCATTTTTTGATTTTAACCATCCGTGCTTAACGTCTTGGTGGTCGATCCCTAAATCATTCGATTCTTCTTTGATTGCTCTGTACTGTTGAACTATCTCCCATTCATCTGTGGTTATTCGTGGTCTAATTTTAGCCATAGTTTATAAATTTTGCGTTGAAAGTTACGCTTTTTATTTGAATCGAAAAGCAATAGCTATAATAACGAGTAAAAATAGTATAACTAAAGGCATTAAAATACCTCTGTTTTTTTTACGTTCTGTTTTCTGTTTTGATACTTGTACCTTGGAATCGTGTTTAACCGTGTTTTTATGCGTTTTAAAGGCATATCGTAGCGAATCAGTATATTTACTTAACTCGTATTTTAAACTGTCTTTAAATCGTCTTAATTCAAGTCTTTGATTAAAGCGTGTTTTCGGGTATAAAAATACATTTTGTTTAATGATTGTATCTTTTTGGGTATAATAATACTGAAAAAAAGTAGTGTCTTTAGTTCGGATTAAAACCGAATCTTTGTGATAGTAGGTAAGTGTGTCCGATGTATTGATTGAAACACCGCCTTTTTTATAGTATTTATTTAAGTGATATTCAGGTGTACAACTGAAAAGAAACCCGTAAACGATAGCAGAAAAAACTATAAATATTATAAGTTTAGCAACATCTAAATGCGGGAAGTTTCCTTTTGTTGTCATATTTCTTTTTTAATGTTTTTAACTTTGATTACCATTTCTATAATACGATTCAAAAACGAATAGCCTTTAACCTTTTGGAATGATTCATCCATTGATTTTACTTCAATCGACATTAACACAAGTGCGATTAATTTAGTAAATAAAAATTCAACAGAAACCGCCATTTTTGTAAGTTCATTTACGATAAAATAGTCTGAAGCATACACTAACATAGTTGCACCTACGTATGACATTACCTTTGGCACAAAACCGTGTCTAAATGTTTTTGAATTTACTTTTTCTTTTAGTTTTTTTGCCTTCCATACTCCGAAGCAAGTATCTAAGACAGTCGATAAAGCAACAAGTATTATAATCCCCTTAATTGGTGCAAAGAAGATTATAATGGCCTGTAAAAAATAAGTGTAATAAGTTGCGACAAATGACTTCATTATCTTAAAACATTATCATAAAATCATCGTAACCGTTATCAACGCTTCTTGTTGGTTTGATATCACTATCCGTGTTTAATTTATCAGTGAATTGCGGATATAAACTTTTGTTTGCTTTCAAGAAGTTAACTAATCTAGCTTCGTAAAATGAAGCCTTTTGTGCATAGTGATCCTGAGCAAAGATTACTTCTCTTTGTGTAACTGAATTGGAATAGTCTCCGTTTTGAACTTGCAAACCTTTGTTTTTAAGTTGGTAAGATAAACCAAAAACAGCATCTTCCGCAGATCTCCACGCTACAATTGGCTGGATATATTCAACAAGTTCCACTTCATCAGTTGAAAGCGTTTGTGCATTATATTTTCCAAGTAAATATTTGTAGAAGTACGTTCCTAGAATTGGTTGCACTCTCAGATCACTTTGAGTTTTTATGTATGGTGTAACATCCTTAACATCGACGTTTGCTGTAATCGGTGTTTGAGTTTTTAAATATGCTTCGGTAATAAAGTAAATCATTTCGAAAGTGTTTGTGTTGTTATTGTAGCGGTATCAACTGCAATTTGTGATTTGGTTTTATCCCCTCCTTCGACAGGTGGTAAACTTGCTAATGCACGTACTTCATTCTCAGTCATTGATTCAAGTACTTTTGTAGCAACCAAAGGTGACATTGCATTTAAAGCATCCGTTGTAGCTTTTCCACTACCTTCAAGTTCAACGATTGTTTCATTAATAATAGCAAAAGATTTTAAACTGAATTCAGCTTTAATTTTACCAATTTTAAACAATTCATTTACGATTCTTTCAATACGATTTTTTTGCGGAATGATTACATTCTTTTCAAAAATTGTGTAAGATTGTTTAATGTCAGAACCCGAACCAAGTTTACCACTTACACGAATACCCATTAATATCGGGTCGATTGTGTGTGCTTGACAGATTTTACTATCAATACTTTCAGTAGTCGTTTGGAAAAGGTTGTCGTTAGCATTAGTTGGTATCGCTTGGATCTCGGGTAATTGATCTTTTGCATTAGCAAAGAACGCCAAAGTTTTACCTCCATTTCTTGCACCTTTACCTTGTTCAACTGTTTTTCTAATTGCATTTTTCTCCTCCTCCGATTGTGGTTTCTTAGGGAATAAAATAGCAAATGAAGGGAAAATTGAGTTTAAGATATTAGATTTTTGCAAGTAAGACATTTCCCCATCTAGGAAAGCCCAGTTAAATGCACTTGTGTAGCTTGGTAATGGGTAAACATCCTGACCTACGCAATTTTTTTCATAAATATATAGGCACTCTTTTTGAAATCTTCTGAAATCATAAGGGTAAATTATTTCAATATCAATCTGCGAACTCCAATCGTAACACAATGAATAAGTAGATCCGTCTTTGTTTTTACGCACCTTTTCAGCACCTATGTGTTTGATCTCAATTAAGTCTCCAATCTCGTTGAAACGTAGCTTAAAATACACACGGTTGTGCATTACATCGTCTTTTGTTAATGTCTCAAGTACGTTGTCTAATTTAATACGCTTTTCAAACGAGTAAACATCGACTTTCTCCATAGCTGAAGCATTAGCATCGACCTTTAATTCATAACCTCCTCCAATAGTAGCGTTAACTTTAAAGTCAACAATTGCACTATGTAAAGGCGATGTATAATAAAGCTGATTGATCAACTGTGGGTAAAGGTTATCCACTCCAAAGCGAATATATCCATTAACTTGTTGTCTAGGATTGACGTAAGGTAGCGATAAATTTCCCTCGCCTACGTTCATGAATGGACTAGAAAAAGATTGATATCCTTCTTTTACTTCGATCCCTTTTTCTTTTCCGATATTAAAACCTAAAAATTTCATTCGTATATGCTATTTGTTAAAACTCCATCAACTACCATGCGACCTTCTTCAACTAAGTGTAATCCATTAACAGGATTTGGCAAACTTAAATTTGGAACTGTTGCACTTTCGAAAACTTCGTACTTGTACTGTCCAATTATAAACGTTTCATCAACTCCTTCTGCTAACTCAAATTTGTTGTATCGTGTTTTTGAAGTTGAAATGTCAGGAGTGTAAAAGTAAATCGGTTCTGTTGCTGTATTAAATTCATTCTCAAACTTGAAAATGTAGTAAGGATTTGACAAAGTACTGCTTTCAGTAAGTGTCAAAACGATTGTATTTAGAATGTCTTTCTCAATGTAAATCATGACTATAATGCAATAAACTATAAAAAGTTCAAACAATAAAAAAAGGGATACTAATTAAAGCACCCCTTTTCATTTACAAAGTAAGATTAAAGTAATCCAGCGATAATAGAAGCATCAACTTCTTTAGCTAAAAATTCGTTTTCTGCTACGAATGTAACTGAGTATTTAGAACCATCAGCTTTAGCAGTTCCCGAACCTTCGCCAGTTGCTGTTAATTGAGCCATTGGAAAATACCAATATTTACCGTTTGCATCTTTTACGATAACAGCTAAATCTCTTTGACCTTCGCCAAGAATTTTAATTGCTTTTGATTTTGAAGCCTCACGTCTATGGAACATTAAAGTGATAGTTCCTGTAACGAAAGAAGAACCATTTGCTAAATCGATAGCAGAATCTTCAGTGAAGTTTCCTGTGTTTCTACGGAACTCAAACGCTTCGTATGGAGTAGATACCGCTTGAGCATCAATCATCCATGTAGCTGTGTCCTCAGTAGTCGAAGTAATGTTATCCATGTCATTGATATAGATAGCTGTAATCCCTCCGATGTTATTATCACAACCTTTTGTGATTGCTGTAAGTGTTGAACAACTCATGTTTTTAAAATTTATAAAAAAAGGAGGGAAGAATTAACCGCCCTCCCGTTTTTTAAGTTAATATATATTCTTATGAATAAAGAACGATTTCAGCACCGTTAACGTGTTTGAATCCAACTTTCAAGTTAGCACGAGTACGTAAGTACGGCTCAGCAACTGTGTCAGACAAGTTAACTGCTTTCAATGCTTTAGCATCACCTTCAGCATCAAATGCATAGATAAGGTTTTCTTTACGTGTCAACACCATTGTGTCGTTAGGTAAACCTTCAGCTACAACTAATTTGATTCCCAAGAAAGTTAAAGCCAATGGAGTAGTAACATATGTTTGAGTGTTTCCTGAAGCGGCTGCGATTTCGTATGCAGTTGCAACGTTAGAAGAAACAAAGAAACGTAATTCAGATTTTCTACGTTGAACACGTGCAGGTAAAGCAACAACTACTTTAGTCATTTCAGCTAATACATTTGTAACTGTAACTGTAGTGTTGTTAACATCGATAACTGTAGCATCAGCTAACAATCCTTTCAAGTAACCATTACACAAAGCAAGAACATCATCTTCGCTTGCTGTGTCACCTTGCCAACGAATCAATTCAACTTCTTCTTGAATTTTCAATGACATTTCATTCCAATAGTAGTTCATGAAAGAAGCAACTGTGAAATCTCCATTTGATCCCTGAGCCATCTGTAAAGATAAGAATGATTGCTCGATATCGAATTGGCAAATTTGAGCCATTGCAGATAAAGCACAAACATCAATATCAACTGCATCTAGGCTATCAGTTGGTGCTGAGAAGTTACAAGTTGATGCTTTTAATAAGTCATCAAAAGTAACGCTTGCTAATTTAGTAGCAGATTTGATACCCGGTAAAGTACGGTAGTTATCAACTACATCTTCAGTAATGTAAGCACGAGAATAAAACTCGTTAGGATTTGGACACAACAAAGCATTTGTTTCGATATCCAAGTCAAATTTTAATTTACGATTCATCTTTTTTTTTATTTATTAGATTCTACAAATTTTGCAAAGCGTTCGTGGTGTGAAAGTTTTGTTTCTTTTAACTCAACTTCTTCAACCTCTTCTGGTTTCGCTTCAACCATGTTTTTAATTTCTGCAATCACTTGCAATAATTCATTTACTTTTTCATCGATCAAAGGTGTAACGATAGCCAAAATTGCCTCAGCATCAGCAGTCGGATCAACAGCCATTGCAACTTCTTCTGTTGCGACTTCTTCTTCAACTACTTCTTCTGTTGCCATTTCAACGTCTTCAGTCACTTCTTCTTCAACTACTTCAGTCTCCATCACAACCTCTTCGGTTGGTGCATCCATAACCTCGATAACTTCTCCGCCTTTTACAACGTAGATTTTACCTTCGATCAAATGCTCTCCATCAGGTAACTTCATGTTTATATCTGTTTTAAATTGTTGCTCAATTTCACTTAATTTCATTCCCAAAAAACCCTCGATTGAAAAACCGACCTGCCCATTTGAAACTAACTCGTTGTAGTAATCTTCATCTGTAACCTGAGCAGTAAGCATCAATGTTCCTTTTGGCACATCAATATTGAACGCTTTTGCTTTGTCCGTGTTTGGGTCTTCAACTATCCACGCTTCAAGAACGTAAGCAGGAACTTTATTTTCAGCATCATGTTCAATGTTAAATACATCCTTGTTGGATAAGTTTGACATGAATTTTGCGTGTATCTTTTCAATCTCTTCTGCTGTAAATGAAACGAAGTATTCATCGCCATCGTCATTTCTGTAAATATCCATAGGGATCATTGCAGGTGCAACGATTCTCATTTTTGTATTATCAGCAAAGTATAGTTTTTCTTGTGAATTAAATGCCATTCCTTTGACTTTAACCGCAGGTTTTGAAGTGAAAGCAATCATTTCGATTCCTAAGTCTTGTCCTTCTGAGTATTCAGGATCAATTGTAATCTTAAATAATGGTAATTCATTCATGCACTATTATGTTAAATTCAAGTCTTATGTTCAAAAATTTGTATATTTGGTAAAAATTTATACATGATAAAATTAGGAACTAAGGAACTGCCAAACTTGAGTAGCGAGTTAACAGTTAAACAATTCTCGAAAGTAAACGAGATTTTAGCACAACAAATCGAACCAATCGAAAAATGGTATCAGATCTTTGAAAGTCTAGGAGCAATTGAATCTGAAATTGATGACATGGATTTTAATCAATTTAAAGAAGTGATCAAAGAATTTAATTCTGCTGAAAACAAGGATACCGAAATTGTTCAATCTTTGGAAATTGATGGGTACACTTACAAGGCATTTGAAACTGAATTTAAAATTTCAATTAAGGATTTAAAGAAGATTGAAAAATCAGTTGCAGAAAAGCCATACCATTACATTGCTGATATGTTGGCTGTTGTTTACAAACGTACTGACTTAACAAACGCAGAACACTACGAAAACGCACACATTAAACACAAGGCAAAATTGTTTAGTGAGTTGAAAGCTAACATCGCACTTCCTATTGTGTGGCACGTTGCAAAGAAATTGACTGAAACAGTTGAAAATCTTGAGGATGATAGCGTGGAATAATATCACGGTATTAACTTATATGGAACTTAGGGGATTGGATAAAGTCCCCTTTGATTCCAACTTTGATGCTGAGATTGAAAGGCTCTCAATCGTTGCGGATATTGATACCGAAGAACTAAATGATATGGACATTAACGAGTTCAAAGACTTTAGTAAGCAGTATTCATGGTATAAACAACCGCCTTCACTTAAATTTAAGCAAGTAATTAATGGATTACACTTCAAATCATGGTACACACTTGGGGAATTTATCGACTTAAATTACCTATTTGAGAATGAAGCGGAAAACTTTGACAAGATTTTAACCATTTTATACCGAAAATCTAATCATGATGAATGGAGTAACCGTGTTTTTGAGCCTTTAACGTTTGACTTAGACGAACGCAAACAGTTGTTTAGTGATGTTTGTATAAACGATTGCTTTGGTGCGGTTGTGGAGTTCGTAAAGTTTAAAGAAAACTTCTATAAAACATACGAAAATCTATTTAATCCAATCATTGAAGTTGAAGAATCTGATGAATCTGAAATGGATACCGAAGATTTAAAAGCGGAAGAAGAAGAAAAGAAACTATCTGCTTTTAGTTGGGAGCGTTTAATATACGATTTATGCGGGGGTGATATAACAAAGGTCGACCAAATGACCGACCTGCCTGTTATCTTAGTGTTTAATATGTTATCAATGAAAAAAACCTACGGAATTTAAAACGGTGTCATTGGTGCTGTTGGTAAGTCAGGATATGGGCTATCAATCCAATTGAATTGAATACTAACTTTAGGGTTGTTAAGTATTTTAGCCATTTCTAAAAGTGGGTATTTTTCAAACTGCCATGCAATGTATTCTTGAGTAATTTCTGCAAGTATCTCTTTTACTTCGCTACGCTTTAACCATTTATCAGTAATCGAATAAGGGGGAATCCCTCTACTCGTTCCCTCATCTAAAAATAAATAGTAGTATAAAGCGTTAATTGTTAAGTTGATTACATTTAATTCAGTTCCTGTCATCGCAGAAATCCTAACAGAATTATATAAATCCCACGTATCGACTAAACCTAAATCTCGAATTTCTTTTTGTAATGACCTTGCTAACTTGTTTCGTGTAGCGTATTTAACTTTGAATGTTGCCATGTTTAATCTCCTATTTCAAATGGTATATCTTCAACGCAGTATTGGTCAACTTCAAAAGTAATATTCATAACCCACCCAGCAACGTAATCTAAATCAAAATTATTTAGAGGTGTTAAACTTGGTGTAAGTGCATCAATACTTAAATCAGACCCTTGACTAAAGTACAAATATAAATCATTTAAAATTAAGTTTGTATCGCTTAAAATTGTGTTTATGTTTGCACGGTCTTTTTGAATGATGTCAACGCAGTAAATATCCAAGTTAAATACATTCGTGAAATCTCCCATCGTTTGGCTAATTGGAACGTAAAAAACCAAAGGATATTTTTCATCCATTGTGCTAAAGTTTGGCATCTGTTCTTTGAACTCCCCTGCGTTCTTTTTGATTTGCAGGTGTTGTTGACAAAACGTG